CCATCTTCCATCTGAAATGTCTAATCCATATGAATTTAAATAATTTATGTATGTTTGCGACAGTATTTAATTATACTGCTTTTCATAAAAGGCATGACGATAACTATGCCGGTATAGCGATACCGGCTTTTTTTATTCCTTCTTTTCTTCCATCTTCGATTCAAACAATATCTGTGCAGCCAATTTTGCGATATCTTCCTTGTTTTCAATTATCACACTCATTGTCTTTTCTGCTTTCCTCAATTCCGCCTTTTCCCATGATTTTTCCCTTACCGATATAAATTCGCAAAAAATGCAATAGACTGTCCAAATCATAGAGAAGACAGGGAAAGGTATAACGACACAGCATAGTAAGTCGATAAAGCACAACTCCAAGAACGGTGTGAAGTACTTCTTTGCCTTGACAGCCGTTTTCTTGTAACCTGTCGATGTCCTTGCCTCGCCGCGCTGTTTGGCTTTCATAACTCCTGTCAACAGGTCTATAAACATAGCCCCAATAGTGACAGCGATACATAAGGCAATCAGCACGATGTGTGTCATCATGTGTTGTTGGATAAAGTTGTAAATTACATCTTTCATTTTGTCTGTTTTTAAGATTAATACTATATTTGCATGTGTTTTTCATAACCCAACAGACCTGGCGAGGTTTGCATAAGTTTTTTCCCTGCTGCCTGTGTAGGCATGCAGGGAATTTCCCTATCTTAGCCTAATCAAGATTAAACACAAGCTTGCTCGGATAGCCAACGGTATAGTCATAATTAATCAGCTCTTCAAGCGTACTTAATCCGGATACCTCGGATAGATGCTGCTGTGTGACATTATAGCATGATAACGCATACAACTCCAATTGAGAAAGCATCTGTAGTGCCACATCTATTGGGATGGTGTAATTAATCCCCTCAAACCAAAGAACGGTATCAGTCTTTTTGGCACTCTTCTCAATGTTGATGCTGTTCATCAGACCTACACGCATTTCCTTGGAGAGCCACATCTTCTTGCCGGCAAGGGTAAATTCGTTCACATGGTCAGACACATCATATTCTTTGATGCGCTTCTCCAATTCCCGGACCAATGATTTTCTTACCGAATCTTCATCATTCGTATCACAGTACACCCATAATGTATCATATATATATGCTGTCCTTTCTACAGTACCTTCCATCGCAGGATAAGTAACTACTTCCTCGTTGACGCATACCAATGCTTTCTTGCCTGAATAGGTTATTAAAGGCATACGCACATCAAATTCATTTCTTTCTGTTTCCATAATCATTCTGTTATAATTCGATAAAAGGGATAGCGAAAGCTCCAGCGTAAGTGTCAGCACTATTGCCAGCATGAGAGATGCAAACCGAAGAACGAGCCGAAGTAACACCGCCATGAGTAGCGCAACCCACAACAGAGCCATGGAGACACCGCTCATTCGCATTGACATCGTTATTAATATATAACCATAAGTAAGCATTCTCGTAATTACGGTTCCCTCCACCGGTAGTCTCCGCACAAAAAAGAGAAAAATCATAATCCGATTTTTTCACCCATGATTCATTGACAACAGGAAGATTACCCCCCGGATATTCCTTCTTTAAATCCAAACCTCTTTCCATGTCACTTTCTTCATTGTCAGGGACACGGTATGAGTAGGTTGTACGTGCGGGGACTCTGCTCACATCTGATGCACAGCGGAATTGCACAGGCAGATTATTGCCTTCCGAATCCTTTCGGACAATGTAATATGCACCGTCCATATGTCGGCATAGCCCGACAATCGGTAGACTCCATCCTCTGTATATGGGGACAGAGCGTTTCAGGATTCCAATGCCGCCATCCAGCACCGTATTGTCACTCCATTTGACACCGTCAATAAATTCCATCTTGGTGTAAGAGTTTACAACGGCTGTCATTACTCCGTCTGCCATTCCCTCACATCCGGGGACATTTCTTACAACGTAGTAATGCTTGCAGGCTTCCATGCCTGCGCCCGTAGACAGGTTGACAGAACCATCGGTCGTACACGACACATTTCCGTCTGCGCCAAAAGTGAACACATTCCCAATATTCCCTATCTTCGGCACAAGTCCTGCCTTGGATATGCCGTCCAATAGTCTTTGAGCTTCCATTATTTCTAAAGGTTCGTGCCATGAACTACCGGTAACGCCACCAATCAGATTGGTTTTATTTGTCGAAGATGCCGGAATAACCATATTACTACCATACAGAGTGCTGTATTTTACTGTATCCCCGATTATCACCTTCCATCCGCTATTAGCGGTAAGTGCACTGTCTGCAAATGTAGTCGCATTAACGCTGTCTAACATTGTACAACCTGCACCAAACAAGTTTAACCTAGTATGTGCCCATGTGCCAAGCTCAAAGCTCATCAGGCAAGTAATGATTTCGTAGAACTCATAATACATGCCCATATATGGACGATTGGTCGCTTCGTCTGCATTCTTTGCCTGTGCATTCTTGATTGATTGTACCGCGGACACATTTTGTGTCGGGTATCCGCCACCACTTGTCTTGTAGCTTTTTTTGAATATGTTCAAAGGTGCGGAGTATGTCCCGATTGCGTTCTTATTATAGACATAATGGGCGCAATTTCTTGCATCACCTTCCAGCTTGGCGGTAACACATCCACCGGGGACGATGGCAAACGGTCTGATTCGCTTTGCCTGCTTCCCTCCGATACCGAAAGGCAGAAGAGATAATGCCACAATGTTATATTCCCCTTCCGTACCTCCCTGTGGCGTATATTGCATGGTGGTGCGTAAGTAATACAAATCGCAATCGGTGAAGTTCATCACGTCTCCATCGGTCCCGTCGATGGCAATATTCCTGCCATCGACAGATTGAGTAAGTCTTCCCGGTGCACATTGTTTTAACAACTTGCCATTCTTAAACACTCCAAGACGCAGATGTGACGCCAACGAGCGAAGTTTCGATGTGTTCCCAAATGTAACCTGTGCATCCGGGTCTGCACTTCCGTTTACTCTTGCGAATCCACATGCACCCAAGGCTTCCAACTCATTTGCCAGTGCTTCGATAGCGGTTGCATTGGCTTCCTCGGCTGTTTTTGCACGTTTTGTTTCATCAGCGATTTGTTTCCTTATGTCGGTATCATTGTAATTAGATAACCCTGCCAATTTGCTTCCTTCTTCATCGGACATTAACCGTTTCCCCGATTCTTTGGACACATACTTCTTATCAGCGTCTACGGTTTTCTGATAAGGTGTTAAATCAGGTGTCACGTATCTTTTCAACGCATCGGTAGATAATCTTCCGTTTGTATTCCCTTCCTGAAAGGGTATGTTCTCCTTACCGTTCAGTGTTGTCCGTGCGTCAAGCTCGTTAATCGTTTTTCCTGCCATAAGTATTTGTTTTACATTATAAACATTCTGCCAATCTCCGCCAATACGGTGATACCATTAACCTTGATTTCCCCATCTTCATTCCTGCCGATTGCAAACTCCTTATCCGAAGGGATAACTTCCGCAATGGAGACCAAATCATCGTCTGTGAGTGCCCTTTCGCTGACTGTATAGTCATTGTCTGCCGAAGCGCATTCTCTTGCTTCTTCAAACTCGCGCATCAGTGTTTTTTTCATATCAACATAGGAGAGGTATTCCTCACTCTGCTTAATCGACTCAAGTTCCTGTTTTTCTTCGTTGCTTATGTTTTCTTTCTTCTCCAATTCATTCACTCGGGGGAAGGCTTGGGCGTCATATCCTTCGGGTTTCAGCTTGGCATAGATACCGCGCATATCCTCGTTAAAGCTCTCCATTGCCCTTTCGTAAGCTACGAGATTCAAGATAATCTTCACCTTCGTTTTATTGGCGAGCGGCGCACCCTCATCCGATTTCAGAGGCACGAGTTGCAAAAAACTCATTTTTCTGATGATTTCGTTGATTTTCATTTTGTGCCTCCTTCCTTGGGGATGGAAGACAATATGCTTCTAAGCATACTCTCTATATCTTCGATGGGAGCTTTCATGCCTACTGTCATGGTAAACCCTGTGGGCATGATAGAGGCTGTGCCGACATAAGCATCTCCATCCAATACGATATATTGGATATCATTGGTTGTGTTGTTTGAGACCTCGCCATTTTCATAAAGCCTTGTAATACTTTCTTTTTTTCTTATCAGTTCCATATCTGTATAATTTAATGATTAGTATATTATGGGTTAGGGTTCAAAGCCAAAGGATAAGCCTTCTTCGTGTACTTTCCGTTGGATAGCGTAACATATACATAGTACTCTTGCAAGAAATTCATCAAATCAAATTGACCCGATATCACAACCGGATTGTCCAGAGTCAAATCCTTGTCTCCTAAAGATTTTTGCTGCTCACCTGCCTGGAACGGGTCGGTCACGTCACTCGTTATGAATCGCAGGCTAATCCAATTGTTGCGAAGTGTCATATTGCCATTGGTAGCCTTTAACTTGAGTTCCCACTTGACAGCCGTATTCAGACCTGTCATTGGATGCGTCACATACTCTGCATTCAGATTGATTACCAAACCACCCGCTTCTTCTTCCGATACATACTTAACCCTGCCGGGAGAGCAGTTCATAACGGGCAGGAACAAGTTAACCGAATCCAAGTCATAGATGCTATCAATCTTATTCATGCAGAGAAACGGATATACATCATAATATTGACCTAGTGTCAGACCCCTGGCAGGCATTTCCAATGACACACCCGGCTTCACATTCGCCAGTTTCCTTACGATTCTGTTGGACGAGTCAACCAACATCGCCCCAAACCACCATGTTTCAAGGTTAGTTCCGAAATCTATATCGGACAACGTTATAGAGCCGGGTCCTGACTTGTCCACATCGGTAATGTTGATTCCAACCGAACATGATATAGTTCCGGATTGGGATACTTTGGAATCGCACTGAAATGCGAATATGGGTGCCCATGCATTATGCTTGTACAACAGAAAATCAGCCAACCTATACGGACTCCCACTTCCGCCCCAAGGTCTCTCATAGGTATATCCGTTCATCTTGTCTTCCGTATACAGCTTGGGGATTTCCTCATAAGATGCTACAGGGGGCGGCTTAATGCCGCAATTCCTCATCGAGCCTTTCCACCAAGCCCCTTCACCGTCAGATGGCATGCTCCTGTCAGGAGCAGCAGAAGCAATATGGACAGGCTTGCATCTTGACCACATATTAATCTCATGGCTCGTGCACAACCCGCTCACATTCGTTGCAGACGTCCCAAGTACGGAAGCAACGTCACTCCTCAGATTGACAGGAGACGTAATTACGTTATTCGAGTTAGCCATATCAATAGAGCAGTAACAGGGTTATATAAGTCGAGATAAAGGCACACATCTCCATCCAAAACACAGGCTTCCTAAACTTAAGGCATGCCAATACGATTACACCGCCAAGGAAGGTTATAAGAGGGACGTACCAAAAACTCATCAACACTTGCCATACAAGAGAGGCAAGCGCGCAGATTCCCGCGCTTACATAATGGATATTGCGGTTATAGTCCTCCTTGAACAAGGGAGCCGAGCCGACAAATGCCAATGATGCACTTGCGATAAACGCCAGGAATTGGTATTCTTCCTTGCTGGCTTCAATAAACGATGCAATCAGCAGGGAAGATTCGGCAAGACAGAAGAGCGTGAACAGCCAACCCCTCTTTCCAAGCCGATAGTATGTGTCACTGATACTTGCAGGGATACCATACATCCCGACTGTATATCCGATATAGGATACAAACAGAATAATCGAAACAATCAATAATGTAACCATAGTTTTTAATTTATAAATTTACGTTTCAAATCATCAATCTCTCTGTGCAGCTCAATTATCTGAGCCTGCAATACTGCCGTATATTGAGCATAGTTCACGGACAGGTAGTGTTCTTTCGTGCTGCCTTTAGACACCAGCTCAGGATATAATTCTATCATGTCCTGTGCGATAAACCCTATACTTTCCTTTCCATCCTTGATATAGCTGACAGGGGTGATGAACCCTCTGTTCCGTAGCGGTTTTATACATGATTTTAAGCGGACGTCCGAATAGACGGCAACCTCACCTTCTGCAAGGAAGTTCCCGGAAACAGTAAAACGCGAAGCAACAAGGTCCGCTGTACCTTCTCCGTTTAATTGAAAATGTACGCCGTTTGTAGAGCCATCATCCGAATTGGATACCGCAATCAGCATGCTTCCCCAGTTGTTTGCGCGTCTAATACTACCAATTGTATATCTCGTTATGAATCCGGCTCCACTTAATATATCTTTCCACCCAATGATAGGTCTACAAGCAGAGCCGCTGTTTGACATCATCGCCATTTGATTAGCCCTGAATACGCAGTTATCTACATTTTGGAAAATTCTCCACTCGTGCTCCCAATAGTCTATCATCGTGCTTACGAATGATGCTCCACATTGAAGATTGTTGTAACAATAGAGATTCGTGATATTAACAATACCGTCCGACTGGAACTGAGCTACACACCCTGCCGAAGTGTAGAAATCAATGCCATGATAACCCGACATTACGACCCTGTTGTTGTAACTAAAATTGATTCCATGCCAAGGATTATAATCATTGTGGACATCATTAGGGTTGACGCCAATCACGTAACACCCAATCTTAGTAAACCAACCACTATCCCACATATTGCTATTCCATCCACCGCCAAGGCTCTTGCTTCCCGATGTGGGAATCAGCCCATCAGAACCGAAACTGTAACCGAATCCCGAACCATTAAGGGATATTTTTTTGCTTCCGTAGATAGCCAAAGAATCATCAGACACCCCCTTCAAGTATACGTAATCACCGTCACCGAAGTTTATTTTGTTACCAAAATTCCCGGCTTTGTTCAGGACTATATTATTAGTGGTCGTAGTTCCATTTATCGCAAGGTTGCCTGTTATCGTTCCGCCTGCCAAAGGCAGATACTTTCCTGTTATAATATCATCCTCCAATTGGGACAGTTTTGTCGGGTACGCAGGAAGAGATACCACCCCATTGGATACATTGTAAGGAGTCGTGCCCAGCTTTACCTGTTTGGCATATACACTGCCCAAGTCCGGTATGTGGGAAAAATGGATTCTCTTGGACGTGTCAGACTTGGCAAGCTCATCCCACATGGCGTCTATATCCAAACCGCCACCGCCTTTTTTATTCGTCCACTTGCTTTTAACCGAGTCGTATGTCAATACCTGTCCTTCCTGCAAAGGAGTAACCAAGGTTACATCGTCCAGCATGTTCAATGAGGTAGCACCACTTCCACCACCGGTTGTCGAACCGAACGCAGCAAGGTCACCCGTAGCGTAGAAATTAACCATAGACCCATCATCTTTCTCTACATATACGGCATTATTGGCTGCGTCATATTTCAGCATGGCATTACCGATTTGGACAGAATTGATGGCTTTTATATGAGTGAACGGATATTGAGGTTCCAATATATATTTGAATTCTGCCGAGCGCAAGAACTTAAATGCCGACAGTAATACACCGACCGTTTCCTCACCGACAAAGAATGACAACGGGTCTGCATGGAGTGTACCATCTTCTTCCCACCAAAGTGCACCGTTGGCAAAGTAACCCGTACCGTCAAAGCGCACAAGACCTTTGGCAACGTTTTCCGGCACGCTGCTTTCCGGATAATCGAATTTGTCCAGCATGGAACCTCCCCACCAAGAAGCAATACCTCCGCCGCGCTTGTCGGATTGGTATACACCATTCGTGCCGCTCATTATCTTGAAACCGCTTTCCGAGGTGTATCCTAAAGCTAACAATGAGGATTGAATAAGACCACCCTCAATATTGGTATATTCCTTAAGTGCTTTCGTCAGATAGGATATATCTCCTATATTCTTCGATATTTCCTTGATGGATTCGTTAAGCTTGCCCTGTATATAATTGTTCGCGGCATTGACATTGGCAATAAAATCACCGTACTTCAAGTTGAACGCTGAATACTTGCCATCCACCATAGCCACTTCGGTCGCTGTGGTCTTACCGTCCTGAATCACACCGTTAATGGTGTTTATAAGCTCCTGTGCCGAGTTATTGAACAAGCGGTACGCAGTTTCCAACTCCGTCTTTACCACGCCTTCATCAAGAAGCTCATTCTCTATAATCTTATTATAGGATTCTGTTACATCGTTTTTGATGGAATCAATATTATTCAGGTATTTTTTAATCGCAGCCGCTTCCCCTCTGTCTACGATACCATCATTGAATGCTTCATCGGTAAAGTCCTTCATTGAACTTACAGTACTGTCCAGCTTTTCAGCCGCTTTCTTCGTTTCTTCGGCTATTTTCTTTGCTTCTTGCGCCAAAGTGTCATCAGTGTATTTTGATGCAAGCTCCCAATGGGAGATACTAAATGCTTCCCCTGCCTTTTTTGAAGTGTTCGCTCTGAGCATATCGTCCTTGTAAGTGCTACCATAGGTCGCATTTACCCACATATCACCTATGTCGTATGCGTCCGAATTCTGCGGTTGTCTCACAAAGATGCGTCTTTTCCCATCTGCGGTATCCTGTGCTTTTTGAGCGTTTTCCAAAGCCTTGACAATATCCGTATCGGTAATGGCATTCCAATACCATCCCTTTTCTTGTTCATATTGGAACCGGTATGTTTTTCCCTCCTTGCTGTAATAGAGGTCTCCCAAATGATTGTTCTTCTTCTCATCTGTATCCCAATCGGATGCGGGAAGATTTTCAAGGGTGGGCACCGGGTCGTAAAACCATGTTTCTATCGCACCGTCAACCTGATTCTGGATATTATCTATTTCCTGCTTGATGTACTCTTTCAGAGGGTCTAAATCTTCAATGTACTTTTCAGATGCTTTTTTGAGAGCATCTTCGATGGTGTCTCCATTGCCGATGGTAGTACCGACCGACAGCTTTCCTTTCAATTCCACGCCTTCACCTTGGGTGAACTTAACAAAGCTGTTACCATCACGGTCCCCAATATACGCATCACCGTATACATGGAAAAACGCCTTGTTGTTAGTTTTGTCTACACCATACTCAACATACTCCTTGTTCAAGTAGGAGTAGGAGTCTATACCGTGATACAGAGTAACACTCGGGCTGAACACATCGGTAGAAGAGAAAACGATGGCATTCTGTGCGTCAATATTGCTTTCATCCGTCACGTCCTTGTTGTCAATGCCTTTCCATTTGATTCGTGCACCAAGGTGGGCTACAGTATCACCCTTTGCCGGAATGTCACTTCCTGTGTCGCAATCCGCCATGCTGAGGTCAATATAGTGCAATTTGTATATGCCGACATTGATAGGCTCTTTGCTTGCCCCTACACATAAACGCCAATAATAATGGTTCGCTACCTGTTGGTATTCTCCCGGTTTTTGTATGTTGAAGTTTTTGCTCTGTATCTGGAAGCCTGCACGGAAGCGGTTCTCCACTTCCACACCGTCCTGCTCGGCAAGGAAGAAACATCTGTACACGCCTTCGGGAACGCCATTGTCTACCGTTTCTTTATCCATCAATTGGAGTTCACTGCCATCTGCAAGCAATATAGGATTCCCGTCTGCCATTGAAAGTATGGGCGTTTGTTCAATGGTGCCCTTGGTCCAAACATCAATAAGCGTAACAGCACCACCCGGAGTTAGAACTATCTTTCCACCTACAGAATTTACATTTTGTATCTCCAATGATTCGAAATAGGCTTTCATGCGGACTTTCAGTTTATCAACCTCCGCATAGGTTTGACCTGTTTCCTTATCAACCATTATGATACCACCTGTACTACCACTGACAAATTTCCCTATTTCAAAAGCTTTGTCAGAGGATAACTTGTGCGGGGTACGGTCATCTTGTGTTTTACTGAGAAAATGTCGAGAGACTTTTGCTAAGATATCAGTAGTAGAAATACTATTCCCTCCCAATGTATTACCTATGATATCGCCTGCAATTTCTGTAATAGTACTTCGTAATGCAGAAACATTTGCAGATAATTTGTCTGTTAATTCAACAGATATGTCATATAAGCAATTTTTGTCCGCTTTACAAGTAAATGAATTTACATACATAAGATACTCATGTTCGTTGTATTTTATATACATGCGAACATTCTCATTTAGTAATTCTGCTAATTGAATATTGTCTGCAAGAAATACTCTGGAAAAATTGACGGAGAATGTGAATTTTTCGTCATTATTCTCTGACATATACTTTATCAATGCTTCATCCAATCTCTTCTCAGCAGCGAGTACAAGGGACTTGGGCATCTTAATGCCTGTAATCACAAATTTATCCCCGACAGAAGGCTTATAGTTATTGGTGGCATTAGGCATAACAATTCCGAAAGTGGTATTGTCCTTTTTTACTGCAATCCAAACTTCATTTGTAGAAGTGTTTTGTTGGCTTTCTACATATTGGGATGGTTGTGAAGTAACCTTCTGCTCAAAATCTCCTGCCGGTAAGTTCCCGGAAGAATCCACCAATACAGGGTTGAATGCCCTTTCCGGTTCATTGTCCTTATAGGTAACTCCTATTTCAAACTCGCAAGCAGCGCAATTACCCGTAGTCATATTGATTACAGCTGTGCCACCCTCCAAACCCTGTTCGAACAGGTTAAAGCCGTAATCTCCATTATATATATGTAATTTTATGTAGAAATAAGAATGTACATACTCATCTGTATCATTGAATATATTATTCCCTTCTCCGGTTCCGAGTTCGTCACTATCATTAGCATCAAAAGCAATATCCGCAATCTCACCAAATAACTGTCCCGAAGCGTTTGTCACATTTTCTATAGTAGGCTTTATATCGCTGAAATCTACCTTTATCTCTTTTACCTTCTTAGAAGAAAATGTATTTTTGAAAGAGTAGTAATCATTTGTACCGGGTATCTTATACGTGTCGTTAAGCGCATTGTAGAATCTTTCTGCTCCATTTGTTTGTCTGTAAATGGAAGGCATAAGGTTTTGTGTACGTTCTATAGTACCTTTTTCATCATCATTCGGATAGTAGAAAGGAATGTTGTCAGAGCTACCAACACCAGTAACGCGATTGACAATTTTATAATTGGCGTTTGTCTTTTTTATTGATACAAGCCCTTTCTTATACTCGAAGGGAGTAGAAATTACATTCTCTGTATATCCTATGTGACAAACCTTACCTACAAAGTAATAAGGAAGTTCGTATATGGTATATATGGATTGTAACGCTTCTGCAAGGTACACATTGTCAAGTGAAACAAGTTTGGAATCGGAAGTAATATCATCATCTATGATTACCGAATATCCGATACCCGATTTTGCCATTGAAGCGTTAAGGCGACCTACAAACTCGTTTATGTCTCCCATGAACTTCACAGAAGTAGAGTTGGAATGATAAGTATCTGTTCCAGTTGTCACCACATCCATGAAATACACGTTCTCCAATACGATACGTTCTGAAACGAACTGGAGTTCATGCTTATACATAATGCTTTTGTTGTCCTTTGAAGATGTAGGGGTTTGGTCGACATAGTATCTCTCACCTCTGAATTCCACAAATTCCTCTCCAGTCCACTCTTCATCCAAGCAAGACGGATAGTTGAGCGTGGCGGTAAGCGTAGGAGTGCCGGCCATGCGCTGTGCCGTGTAAGTGTATTCACCCAGCTTTGCAGACATGGTTTCGTTGGGAAACTTGACTTTTTCCCCATGTGCATCCAGCTTGTATATGTATAGGCTCTGTTTCTCCATTACTTGTGTTGTTTGTTTTCTCTGAATTCTTCGTATATATTTGGAAACTTATGCAGGACATATTCGATGAACATATAAATGTGATGGTACAGATCTCTATTCTCACCATCATACATAATATCAAGTCGATTAACGTCTTGTATCTTCATGAATAGATTGAAAATTGCGTTATCTGTTTCATCAATTCGCTCTTGCATTTTGGCAATCTCTTTAATGAAGTTGGCATCTATGTTTATCATTTGTTTATTCATTATTACCTCCTTCCTGCTTGCTCGTTTTGTTGGCTTGCTGTTGGGCAATCACCTTTTCTTCTGCTTCCTTAACTTCCTTAGTCACTCGTTGCTCCTCATCGGGTGTGCTCTCCGTGTTCTTTTCAATAGCCGTTTTCGTGGAGAGAATACCAGCCTGTTTCATTGAGATAAGCATGTTGTTATACTCAGTTGCGCTGAACGGCTGCCATATCTTGAACTTACAGCTGACACGAAGTTTGTCAAATTCTGTAATGGCGTTTACGTTCTCGCCTTTTTTCACCAATTCTTTGGCTAATCCCTCCTTGAACAGGCGCATCATCTTGTCTGCAAAATTCTGCCACTCGATAACCCCTTGCTGGGCATTCTTCAAATCTAAATCACGGGTCAGCGTAATAGCCAGTCCGCTTATGTCACCACTTGACTTGACATCTTTAGGCAAAAGAAATGTGCATGAGGTGTTTATCTGTATCTTCTCAAACAAATCTTGCAGACTGTCAAGCATACCTTGCGGGCTGGGCGGTGCTTTGAACTCTGCACTTCCGTTATTGTCCATTGACTTGTCTTGCAAAATGATACTCCCTGCAAGTTTCTTTGTCGTTTCTGACAAATTGCCTTTGATATACAGAATGCCCCAGCCGTTCCGTTTCTGAATGACAAAGAAGATGTTGTAGATAATTTCGTAAATCTCGATAAGGCTCTGGCCGTTGTTCCACGCCACATTACCGCGTTTGGTACACAATGGTATCTCGCTGAAACCGTGCAATATAGGAAGTTCTCTTACAAAACCGTCCTCGCCTGCTTCTTCACCGTCTATCGGTGTGTGCATACGGTACATGTAGGTATCATCGTAACTGTCAATGTATTCCACACCGTCCGCATCGGCATAGTAGACACTTTCAAGAAGCCTGTCACCGTTGTTGTCATTGTGTGATATGATTACGTAACCATCTTCATAACTTATCAGGCGGCACTTGATACGTCCTTTATAGTCATAATAAAACAGAAGTCCTGCATCGCCTGTTGCAAGTTGCGAACGGACTGCCTTTGTACGCCATCCATCCATATTCCTGTCTACCCAATACTCCTTGATTGTGGAATAGTTGGCTTTATCTTTCTCGGAAGGAGTGCCACCTCTTAAAGACAATGTACAGGGATTTCCGCACAGATAAATTACGTGGCTCGCCAGTATCTGTTCTTGGAAAGCTAATGCCGTGCGCTGGAACTTGATTTCCTGATATCCCCCATCTTCTAACTTCACGCAAATGCTCGGCAAGTTTTGATCAAATAATACCTCATGGCTCATCGGGTCAAGTTCTTTCAGAAACTTTTCCTGCGAAACAATATTCTTTTTTACATTCGGAAGCCTTGCCGTGCGTGTATCGGTAATAGCTGCGGACTGACCGTCGGAATAGTCGTTTGTAGAGCAAGTGTCACTTCCTCTGAAAAACGGTTTCTTCTGCAACAAGGCATTTACGTTCCGCAATAGATATGTTTTTTTCTCTTCCCGTGTCATTTTTCCGCATCAATTAGGTTGTAATACTTCATACATGCTTCCTTGCTCGGCATGGCAGAACACTCTCTCGAAGTCCATTTACAGATGATGTCATGTTTCTGCGGAACAACAATAATTCTTCGTTGTCCTTCTTCTTCCTCAATGTTGAACTTGTCGTTTAGCTTTACACGTGCATCCAATACGACCTTACTTGCTTTGATAAAAGTGTCTGAATCTGCACTTGCTTTCGCGTCGTCAGCAATCTGTTTCATCTCCGATATTTCTTTCAGCAACGCTTCTCGGTTCTCATCTTTAGATATGGTAGTGATAGCACCGATGCCGAAAGGTTTCAGTTTCTCGGCAAGCATGGATAACACCTTGTTTGAAGGCTTTTCATCTTCTTGGTAAGCAACCTTTGCAGCAAGATCCTTATCTACGAAAGAATCACACATTACCAAATAGGCAACGTCTCTTAATCTTGCTTCAATTCCTTCTGTCTTAAGGGAATTGATAATATCCTTTATGTCGTTATAGCTTATCATATCCTAATGGTACTTATTTGCGAGATTACACCAGCAATCTCGTTGGGGTCTCCACTCCCCCTCTATTGACTACTTGCGAGATGCTTTCGCCAACTACTTTTCTTAAAATCCCTATCGCTCCGTTTAGATCAGCATTCAGGATTTTACCTGTACTGCTACGGAATAGACCTCTTTGTATGCGCTTACCTAAATATGTTTCATGTTGACACATCTCTTCGCCTGCGTAGTGGTCTATTTTGGAAGTATAACTTTCTTCGGTTATTACGACCTTAATTCCCACTTCTTCGGACTTGTACTGTATCTGAGAGATTAGCTTTTCAAATGGGATGCTGACAAAGTTTTGATTGTTACGTTTCCCCATATTTATTTGCTGCTTCCAATCTTTGTTATTACCTATTACAATAGTATCAATATGATTATCAATACAATAGTTTACAATAAATCGGGAAGTCTTGTGCATATAGTCATTCACTTTACAATTCCGCTTTAGTGTTAGTTTCCCTATTCGCCTACTTGTACCTTTCCCTCCAATGAAACTCATTAACTTAGTTTTCCTCTTGTTGAAGTATTGGTTTATGGATTTCAATATTCTGCCATTTATGATAAAGCTCTTATGACATAGCGAATCATAGGAAGTTGCAAGGTTGTTCAATCCCAAGTCAATACTTAAATAAGAGTTTGGTTCAAGTCCGGTGGTTTCAATACTTTCTTTTTCATATACTACTTCTATGATATGGCAACTACATTGCGGGATAATGCGAACCTGACGCAAATTAGTTACTTTTGTTCTTAACGGTTGTATGTTTACTTTCTTCGGAAAGTGAATGTATCCGTCCTTCAACTTGCATTGCTGATAGGTGAATACGACTATATTTCGTCCTTTCGTCTTATGTTTATACTTCGGAGGTTTCGGTTTACCATTAAGCTTGTCCTTGCATTTACATAGTTTAAAAAACGACTTCCAATTCTTGAATAGAAGAGCAACAACCTGTTGACTGGTCTTCGCAGGAAGAGATGTATAATCCATTTGTTTTTCCTTTGCAAGTAAAGCTGTCAATCCGTATTCAGGAAGCAACTTACCACTCTTCGTAAACTCCTGACGAATCATATAGTTTGCGTAGTTGTACAAATTCTTGGATAGGAAACAAAGCCTGTCCAAGTACTTGTTACCAATGATAATATGTCGTTCTACTCGCTGCATATACATATATAATTATTATGTTCTGTGAGGCATATAAGTGCCATCCTAATACCATAAATGTTCATCGTAAATACTTCCTTCTGTCTGTGTATGGCTCGCTTGTTTGGTTTCTTCCTCGTGATTGTAATACCCTGCTTGAATCTCATTCCCGTATTCAATGTTAGCGCACGGAAGCATTCTCATAGCGCATGGGTCTAACAAGTCCATTGACCTGCCTTTCCCTAACATCTGATTCATTTTCTTCTTGTTCCAAAGCCGCTTCTTCCCACTCTGCATATCGTCAAATCGCACAACGGAACATTCTTCCATAAACTCGTTCTCAACCGTCACTTTGTATTTCAAGTTTTGATGGGTGTAAGTCTGAACGGCAAGTTTATCGTCAAATGTCAAGTTGCCTTCCTCTATCATCTTGCATAATCTGATATAGCACATATCCTTGACTGTCATTGCGGTAAGTTGGTAAAGCCCGAAAGGTTTATTTAGCGAGATATAAGGTACTGCATCGGGAATGTAATCATTGAAGTACCTTCCGGCAGTCGCGTCAAAAATGATATGGCTTTCGGCTGTTCCATGCTCAAATGCAAATGTCTTCACTGCCATAGCGTTTTCTCTCGGAGTGGACTTGCTAAGAATGAGAATGTCGTATGCGTGAAATCCATCCCATGCCAGAGCCACGAGATTATCCGTACCGTAATCCGCCAAATCCACAGTAATCCATTTGTCACCGTTTACGGCAGGGTTGTTGTTGAACACGCCTTGTGCGGAAGTGGAAGGGATAGGTATCTTTTCGTCTTCTTCAGGGTCAACATTGAAGTTGCCCTCAATGATAGCTTGTGCCATTTTACCGCCCGAAGCTGCAACAGAGCCTATGTAATTAGGATTATTTTCAAGCATAGCCCTATTTTCGGATAGCTTACCTTGATAGAATACGAATGACTTAATCATATTCGTATAGTCAAAATCACCTCCAATACGGGCAAGTTTCCTATCAATATCTATCTTACACTTAGCATAAACTTCTTCTTTGGAATCACCCCAAACCACATCATCAACGGTAGAGCCGTTTACATAGAAATATCTTACTTTCCCGTTTCTATCTGGCATAATAAAACCATCAACGCCAATATACCAATCCAAGAATTTTCTCGTCCAATGGCTTCGTTTCGGATTAAGTGTAGCGAAGAACTTTCCCGTAAATGTCTTTGACCGTCCACGATTACGGGTCTGGACATAGCTGAACGCTTCCCAAGACATTTCGGTAATTTCGTCAATACATATAGCATCAATCTGTTTACCTTTCCATTGCTCACGCATTTTGTCAAGATTAGTATCATCTATATAGGTCAAGTCGCAATACGCACCACTTGGGAATGATATGCGAGGGCTATCGGCAGTCTTTACAGAACAATAGTCACCGAATATAGCCTTGAATGTATCTACGAATGAACCTCCCGTCTTTTGCGACTGCAAAGACCTACGTGTAATAACCGCACGGAAATCCCCATCTGCCATTAACGGTTCTGCGAGAGCGAGAACAAGAGCAAAAGATTTTCCACCGCCAAGATTTCCACCACCAAACACTACGTCCACACATGATGATGCAAACTGCATTTGGAATCCTTCTTGCGGCTTGATTACGACTTCCCTATGTACTTCTTGCTCTTTCATCAAAAGCAAAAATAGCTCTTAATAACAAGGTAATATATACTTAAACCAATGTCTATTTATCATAGTGATAAATACAGTGATTTTTTTATAGTTATACCTTTTTATTAAAGCATTACTTTCGCATATAATCATTATAAAACATATAGTGTATGAAGTTTACGAAAGAACAGTTTTCAGAAGCACTGAAAGTGAAACTCACCAACAACGGCAAGAAAAACTTAGCTATGAGTGAGAGAAGTTTCAACGGCAAAGTAGAAAGAATCTACAAGCGGTTGGAGAAAGCGAGTGATAAGGACGAGTTGGAACTGGATGATGTTGTTGCCGACTACTTGGATGACTTACAAGAGGACGATAACAACATACGAAATGACAACTCAAAATTTATAAAAGAGTGGGAAAAGAATCATCCGAACAAGGACGATAGAAGTGATAAAAAGGATGACAAAGGAGACGAAAGCAAACTGGATAAGTTGCTCAAAGAACTCCAAGATTTGAAATCAGAGCGTGAGGAAGAGAAAAAGGTAAAAGCTATCTCAGACAAACGCAATCAACTCAAATTAGCCTTAAAAGGGAAAGAAGTCAAGAACGAGGATTGGATTAACGACCAACTCGAATTGATTCACATTGATTCTGAAACTGACGTTGACGCTCTTACAGAAAGACTGGTCAAGAGCTACAATAAGTTTAATGCTAACACTCCACCTTACATCACTCCGGGCGGCACGGGAGGCGGTAAGGAAAAGACCGATGACTTTGCCGATGTGGTTGCTGTCGTAAAGAAGCAGTCGCACAGAGAAGAAAAATAATAATCATTTAAACCAAAAAGAAAATGTCAGATTTCTATCAGCAAATCCTATTGAACAGTGGCTATCTTCCCGGTAGAGCATTGGTTCAGGCTCGCGGAAGCATTGGTGGTCATCGCTATGTCTTCGTGAAGCTACAGATGAGCGGGAAAGACGCACTTGTATTTCCTACCAGTGGAGGAATTGTTAAAAACCCATTCAAAGGTAATGCAAGAGCTTTTGCTGGAACGCTCGCTGAATATATTCCCAGTAATGGTTCTAATGGAAGCGAAATACGCATCCTAAAATCGTATGCAGTTGCAAAAACATCAGAATCATCTGATACGGTTATTTACTTGAAAAGAGGCGGGTATTCCCTCATTCCGTTTGTAGGGGACGTTCTCATGGTTGCTCCTACCACATTGGTAGGGAAAGGAACAGCAGTAACAGTCACAGCCGTTGAAAAAACGACTGACGGAACGGCTGGCGATGTTTGGAAAGTTACATTGAGCGCAACCCTCGGAGCATTAACAACTTCATCTGTTCTTGTTGAAGCGAAAGAAGCAGGTTCTGGTAAAGAAGCTATGGTCACTAATCCTAACTCATACCTTCCCTGCGACTTTGATTTTGTTTTTGACCCGGCTGCATCCGAAGATGATTTCGATGGTGCAAGATACCTTATCACTCCTGCATTGGCATTAGGAGATGTATTCCTCTACGAAGACCGTATGCAACCTCTTTCGGCTGCATTAAAAGCTTTGAACAAGAGCAAGGTTAAGGGTTGGTTTAACATTTAAAATTGACGAAACTATGCCTAAATTTGATTTTAATAACAGCAGATATGCAAGATTCTTTTCAGACAAGACCAATCAACGTTTCTTGCAATCCTTTGTCAATACAGAAGGTCTGCTATACACTAATTATGGTTGGTACAAGACTCAAGGTGTAAAAGCTGGTGCTCCCACACCTACCGCTCCTAATGGCATCGCTACTTTTTCTGTGAAAGGACGTGACTTGAAAGCCGCTCCTTTGATGGATTTGCGTGCACCTCTTGGTGACAGTAATCAAATGGATAAGGACGGTCTGCACTGGTACACCGCATCCATCCCTGATTTTATCGCTCCCGGTTTCGTTGAAACAGCTATGGAACGTGAAGCAAAAGAACAACAGTTTGAGTTGTTTGGAAACGATGCCGATTTGGTAGCCGCTTGGGTACATACATTACAGTCCCAACTTGATAGTGCGGACGCAACCATGAACTTCATGACTGCACAGTTAATGTCTAAAGGTCATATTGACTACCGAAATATCGCACGTGGCGTTCAAGCTCCGTTGCATAAGGCTGATATACCAACAGAGAACTTTACTAAAGCTGGCACAGTAGTTTGGACAGACGAAAAATGTAAGATTCTCAGTCAAATGGCGGAAAAGGAGAAAAAATATCGTGAAGAATGGGGGTATGAAGGTGCAATGGTATGGCAGGTTACACGCAAGATGTTTTACGAAGTAATGCTACAAAATGCCGAAGTTAAGGAATTGATTGAAAGTTTCAAGAAAAATCCTTTAGCTTACATCGCAACAACCGCTACTGCACCTACTACACGAGAGTTGTTCTTAGCTGCTTTCCGTGATTATCCCGGTGTATCTCCAATTGAAATTGTTGAAGAACGTGAGCGTAATCTTACCAATACCGGAGACACATTCGTACAAGGTTGGGACGATAAGATTGCTGTTCTCCGCCCTGCCGGATATGCTTGTGAGTTTGAATACACCAATAACCTAGACAAACAGATGTTTGATAAGTATGGTTCAAGCGTAATAACCAAGATTTTTGCTCAGGCTAACGATGGTCTCTGCACGATTGTGAATACAACAACAAACAACGGGCTGTATAAGGAATGGCATACTGATGTAATGATGTCAGCTTGTCCTGCACTGAAAACATTCCGTAATCACGTAATTGTAGACACAAGTCAGGCAGACGATTAAATGTACAATACATTGCGTAGTAGTTATGGAAAAATCATTTGCCCCGATAGCATACCTCAATGGGCTTACGAGATTTGTCTTTGAAGATGATGCGCTTGAAAATATCGCATACGAAAACGGTTTGATGTTTATTTCAGACCGTTCCGAAATAGATGAATACACTAAAGACCATTGCCTTATCGCACTGTACGAGCTTGTCATTAACGGTCCGTGGTCTGTGGCTTCATCATCACTCCAACATGGCAGTTACAGACAGGACATAGGTAGTGAGACGGTAACGGCTGCTATAATCCAAAACTTGAAAGACCGTCTGAAAGCACTGTACAAAAAGTATGGTGAAGAAGAAGCGTTGAAAAGCATGGATTCGGGTAGTATGAGTTGGGTCAATGAAAATTCATTAGATGTATAGTTTATGCGTCTCAAAAGAAAAGCAATAGAAGAATACCCGTTTCATGGCACATTCTACACCGTGATAACGAATAAGCCGGAAGACGGGAACCTTCTCGGTGACGGTGACTTGCTTGGGAATGAAAAGACGGATAGTTCTCCCGAAGTCCCCACTACGGGAGAGACCATCCTTCTTGAAACTGAATGTGACATACAGCAGGCTGCAAAGCTGATTAACTCCGGTACTATCATGGCTGACTATAAAGTATTTTTCCCGTGCAAAGTTGGTGAGAAGCTACCTATACGTTTCAATACCAATTTTAAATGCGAGGATTATGCAATACCAATCCAAGGCAGGGTTATAGGGCTTGAATATAGTCAACTTGGTGGTTGCTCGGTTGATATTAAAATGAGCGAGGTATAGGCTATGGCAAAGAAGGTTAAAACAGATTCATTGAATAAACTTATAAAGTTCTTATCGGAAGAAGCTGACAAAATAATTGCAGAAGAATTGAATAGGGTTACTTATAAAAATGATACAGACAACCTTCATGATAGCTACGGATGGGGAATATATGTTAATGGTAGACTATCCAAAAGCGGTTATCAAACGAAATACGCATTAGCCCCAAGAATTTGGGAGAGAGAGCCGCTATACGGACGTGATGCGATAACGGATTTTCTTGAACGTAAATATAAGCCTCATGATGGAATTGACCTTGTGATAGTAGCCGCAATGCCATACGGACAAATATTACAGGAAAAGTACAAATATGAGGTAATCGCCATTGCTCAAAACCAACTCAAAGCATTAAGTAACAGAATTAAAGGTTCAACTTTTGGAATTATAAAGAACGGTAAATACTGATTATATGGATAGTAAATACAAGACAACATCAAAAGTGGAAAACTTTTTTTCCATGCTGCTTACAAAAGCGGCTATATCCGATAACCTGTTCATCGGGAATATGCCTGCCACTGTTGAAAGCAATTGGAAAGAAATGGTGCTTGTTGATGTGCTTTCCATGAAAGATTACGGAGCTTATGCCAAAGGTTCTGCCAACGTGTTCTTGTACGCAAAATCAGTTGACAGTCACGGCACGAAACCCGTGAAGGAGCTGTACAAAATGGAACTTGCGCTTGACAAGGCTATTGAATCATGTAAAGACCCCCATTATGTGATTGATGTAAATTTCCGTGATGCAGATTATGACCAAAATAGGAACTACTACTACAACGTGATAAATATAGAAGTGACAATAAGGTAAACAGATTATTAACAGGATAACATTTTTTAATTATGGCAGTAAACAATACTGGCGCAACAGCCAAAAAATTCATCAAGCCTTCTTACATCGTGGCAACTCTGTTCACTGGCTCTGAACAAGACGATGTGCCAAAGGGCGACTCTTATATCCTTGAAGATGTAGTTGAGGATACCACTTCAATCGCTCAAGACGATAACGATGTAAACGACATCGAGTGCGAAACTTCCGACAGCCCCATTCTTTCCATCGTGAAGCTTGGCAAATACCAATTTACAGCTGAGGTTGCAGATACACAAAAAGACCTATTGGTCGCTCTCATGGGATTTACGGCAGGAACTACTGTCTCTACCAAATACTTTGCTCCGGCTCAATACAAGAAATTGTATGCAAAGATTGACGTAGTGTTTGAGGAAGGGGAAACGATGACTGCATTTGTGGTTCCAAAAGTCCAACTTAACTCAAAACTAATGCTTGAATCTTTGAGCTCTAATGTGGGTCGTATCAACCTTGCAGGAACAGCGTATGATGCAAATATCGCTGATGGAGAGAAAACTATCAGAACGCCGTTTTATGTAGATTCAGCTTATACTTTACCCAAATAAAACTTGTTCATAATAGATAACTAGAGTGTTTACGGGCGGTAGGCTTATATGCCGCCGCCCTTCATGTTTATAATCATGGCAGTATATAGAGCAAAGAAAAAAGATACAGGACTAAAGACAAATGTTGTAACGGCTTGTACTCCTATATCTGATGAGTCAATGGAACGTTTGGCAAGGATAATGAATGACAGTCCAAGCATTGTAAAACTTCACGGTACGGAGTGGCGTATTAAAGGATTGAAGCCCGGTGTTCAATGGCTTATAGCCGAACAAGCGTGTCAGATTGTGAAGGGAGAGAAGTTAAGCATGGGAGATGTTATCAAAGAGTTCTCGGTAAATCTACCGGCAGTTGCACACGTGATAACGCTTGCACTTCTCAATGACAGGGACAGGATATTCTCTGATTATGAGAAAAAAGAACTATCAGATGACTACCACAAAGTCTATGACCTTCTAATGTGGGGGGAATACGACATAAAGGATTGGGCTTTATTGCTCGGTGAAATCCTTAACCTCATAAGCACGGATTTTTTTTTCGAGAGTATCAATGTGATTCAGACCGTGAGGGAAATGACACTAGCGAGGAAGATGAAGAAAACGGAACAAAGCTGATAATATCCCGTACCGAATGGGGGCAGATGATTGATTTTCTGCGCTCCAACACTTGGTGCTCTCGTGAAGAATATTTATGGGGAATGACGGTTGGGCAGGTGCGGTTAAGCTCGTTTGATTTTTCCCATGTAGAATACGGAAACAAGGACAAGAAAAAGAAGAAGGTCAGCAAGATAGGTTCGGTTGACGATTTGAAGAATTTGAATGATTTGGGTATGCCCATAATTAATAAAAAAGGATAACGATATGGCAAATAACGAAGCAGGAGCTTTCCTCAACATAACACCCGATGTATTAAAGAAGTTGGACAGTTTCGATGAGAAGCTGGAGAAGATAGAGAAACACGCACATACGGCTGCGGATGCGTTGAAAAACGGGTTTGGTAAAGTTGTGGTAGATACGAGCAAACTGGAGAATGCTATTACTTCGCTTGCAAGTAAGATGAATGCGCTTAATAATGCAGGGAAGGTAGTAGGAGATATAGGTACATCAATGAATCAAGTTTCTAAGGATGCCACCAAAGCCGCTTCGAGTTTGTCTTCCGTAGCACAATCAATAAACAAGGTAAAGCCAGATAACTCGCTTGCAAAATCCGTAGAACAATACAGAAATATATCTTCTCAAATAGAGCAAGTGTCCGGCAGGCAGAAACAGCTTAATGATATTATCAAGTCCTACGAGCTTACAATGAGCCGCATACAAAGCGGAAAGGGAGGTGTGATACAAGCAGGTCAACAGCAACAAGTCCAGTCTGCAAAGCAGGAACTTGAAGCTAACAATCAGTTGATTGCCACACTGAAACAAAAGCAACAAGAGATTATAAATACAAATGCCGCTTATCAAAAGCAGATACAGCTTGTTGAGCGGTTAAAGACATACAATCAGGAGTTGAACAGCCTTCCGAACCAACGCTCAAATAAGACATTGGCAGGCATGAGGGCGTATTATTCCGAACTTGAAAAATCATCCGCACGTGCGGCAAAGGAAGCTGAACAGGCGGCAGCACGTGAAAGCAAAGCAGACGAGAAACGCTATAATGAATGGCTGAGAAGAAAAGCACAGGAAGAAAAAGAAGCTACACGTGTTGCTAATGCGAAAGCGAAAGCAGATGAACAAGCAATGAAAGCATCTTTGGCTGCATACAGAAATACTCCACAAGGCGCATTGGGCTATTCAAAAAATACAAAATCGCTCCAACAGAATGTTCAAGCTATCGAGTATTTGAATAAAGCCCGTCTGTCCTTAAATACAACTGATGCCAACTACAAAAGCACGCTAAATCAGATAAACCAAGCCATCGCCAAACACAACCAAGCGTTGACAGAAGCAGGAGTTAAATCACAGCAGCTTGCCACGCGCCATCGCAACCTAATGGATACGGCTGGGCAATTAAGCCGTCAGCTTGCTTTGTTGTTCTCCGTGTCACAGATTGAAGGTTATATCAGAAAAATTGTTGAAGTAAGAGGTCAGTTTGAACTTCAACAAGTTGCTTTACGTGCCATTTTGCAAGACAAAGATAAGGCAGATAAAATTTTCTCCCAAACCATGCAGCAAGCTCTTAAATCGCCATTCCAAGCGATGCAGCTTGTTACATTCACAAAACAACTTGCTGCATACCGTATCGAAAGCGATAAACTCTTTGATACTACAAAACGGCTTGCAGACGTATCGGCTGGATTAGGTGTAGATATACAACGATTGATTTTGGCTTACGGACAGGTCAAGGCAGCAGCTTATTTGCGTGGTACGGAAGTAAGGCAGTTCACGGAAGCAGGTATCAACTTGTACGGAGAACTACAATCGTACTTTGAGGAAGTGAAAGGCGAAGCATATACCACAGCACAGATTGTAGATATGATTTCCAAACGCATGGTAAAGTTTGAAGATGTCGAAGCCGTATTCCAAAGAATGACCGACAAAGGTGGCTTGTTCTACAATATGCAAGAGGTACAGGTAAATACACTTCACGGACAAATAAATCGTCTGAAAGACGTAATATCCATTATGCAGAATGAGATAGGAAAATCCAATCAAGAAGGTTTTTTGTCTATCTCTACAGCTATCAACCTTGCAAATACATTATTAGAAAATTGGCGCACGGTTGCCTCTGTGTTGAAAACTATCATAACGGCATACGGCACTTTTAAGACTGTGTCAGGCGCAATGTGGATTGCAGAACGAATCTATATGACAAAGGGCATAGCTATGCAGAAAACGAGAATATCCCTCAAATTCAAGGAAATTATGGCTACTCGTACACAAACCGCTGCAACGGTAGGGGCAACAGCTGCACAGAACGGTTTAAATATGGCGGTAGCCAAGAATCCATATGGTGCTATTCTTGCCGTTATTACAGCCGTTGGTGTAGCTATTTACGAAGTAATTCAAAATACAAACAGACTGAAAGAAGCACTTGACGGCATAGCAGCAGAGGGGGCTTTTAGTGTCGTTCAATCGTCAAATAACTATGTAAAGTTGGCTTCTGTTGTTACAGATTCTACCAAATCATACCAAGAACACAACAAGGCACTTGCAGAACTGAAAAAGAAGTATTCAGACATACTGCCCGAACAATACCTAAACGCAGAGGGGATTAAGGCGTTAAACGGAAATTATAATGAAGCCATCAAGCTGATACATCAATATATCAACGCAAAGACAAAAGAAAGAATGATTGATGAAGTTGGACAGGATGCAAACAAAGAAATGTATTCCAACCAACAGAAAACCGCAAAAGCTATCTCTGAAATAATAGATGAACAACACGGGATGAAAGTATCTTGGAGCGAAATTAGCGGTATATTGAGCCAAGTACAAGAAAAATTATTAAGTGGTGCTATAACGTCAACTAAGCAACTTCGTGAAGAGACTGAAAAAGTTGTAGAGCAATACACAGGGTTGGGCAACATTGATTTAAGCGACTACTTCACTCAGTTGTCGGGTAATTCGTTTGGCGGTGCTAACAAGTTCAGATTCGATAATATTCAGATTGAACGTAGTGAGTTTAAGGATTGGTTTGAAAGCACACGTTCATACATAAGCCAAGTAGAATCCATTGAACAGCGTTTCAGTAAAGGCTCTATCAGCATGACTGCGCAACGATACCAAGAGCAGAAAGATGCTACAGAAAAGATGGTTGCAAATGCGATGAACGCTTACGATGTGCTCCGTGATTCACAAAAAGAAAATACAAAAGTCACTAAGGATGAACTTGAATACGCAAGGGAACTCGTACAGAAGGTACTGAAAGCGATTGGTTCGGATGTGCAGGTAGATTCCGCTTACATAAACAAATTGTTCAATGACAGTTTCTTCTTTGAGGAGGAAAAACAGAAAGCGACACAAACCAAGCTCAAACAACTCTTTGACAAACTGACCAAGGAAGCCAAAGAATCGGGAGATACTTCAGGGGCAGTGTGGTTGCAGGAGTTTGAAAAACAGATTAATGGTCTTAACCTTAATCCTCTTCAAAACAGCATCAAGAAATTCCTGCTTGGAATTAATGGAAATGCTGACATACAAGCTAATTGGAATATACGAAGTGGGGAAACGGAAGCGGAGTTTAAGAAACGCATTAAGACGGAGATTGACACACGTAACGAAATAATTCGGAAAAGCCAATCTACCATATATCCCGAATATGGTCAAGACACAAACAAGGTAAAATCCGAACTAGAAGAACTTAATCGCCTGTATAATGAACTTGGTGGCGACAAAAATAAAAGTCGCTCAAGTGCCGAGCGTGATATTTGGGCTGAACGTATCTCCGTTCTCAAAGAAATGCAGTCACGGTATGAGAAACTGAACCAGCTTATGGGAGAGAATGCCGCTATCGAGCAAACTCTATCCGCTTTCAAACCAGCTTTGGAATTTACAGGTATGGATAAAATGAATATTCTGCCCACCAAAGAAGGTATGATTAAGGCGTATGAAGAACTCCTTAAAGATGTAACAGACAGCAAGAAAATCACTGAACTTAAAAAGATTATTGCAGAGCTGAAAATAGAGATTCAGCAAGAAGATTTAAAGAATCAGCTTGAAACTACAAAAAAGAACATTGAAGACCTTTTCAATGGCTTGGACTTGCACAAGAAACTGAAAGATGCAGGACTTTCCGAAGCGGAGGTTCAACAGTTGTTCCCCGGACTTGCAAAGACGTTGGATGATGTAGAAAAAGGGATACGTGATGAATATGAAGCCAAACGTGATAAAAATGGACAGTTAAGTAAGGCAGACCAAAAGGGTTACGATGAAGCACTTAAAAAGCTGGGTCAACAGCGTGATAAGGAAAGCACAGACCTTACTATTAGAATTCTCAAGGATTATAAAACACAACTTTCAGAACAATTACAGCTTGATAAGTGGTATTACGAAGAAAAGGCAAATATAGCAAAAGCAACCCTTACAGATGAGCAGAGAGCGCAAGCTGAATCCAACCTTAAAAATAAGTACGATAAGAAGACAGATGAAAATACTTGGAAGACGTTTCAAAATACAGACGAATACATCAAGCTATTTGAAAATCTTGACTATTCTTCAACGGCAGCTATTGATAGTATTCTCGAGAAATTAGAGAAATTTAGAAGGTCTCTCAAAAGTTTGCCGCCAGAACAGTTGAAAACAATAATTGAACAGCTTGAGAAGCTGAAAGGTGAAAAACTAGACAGAAACCCTATCAAGGGAATTGTTGAAGCTTTTAAAGACTTGAAAAATGCAAAACCAGAAGATAAGCAAAAAGCTATAGCAGACCTCGGTGCAGCATTTGAAAAAAATGCAGAAAAAATAGATAAATTCAATTCTGCTTTTGGAGAAGTTTCTTCTATGCTTTCATCTTTCGGTGTTGATGTGCCAGAAGAAATTTCTGAATCATTAAATGGAATGTCTCAAGCTTTCAGTGGTGCAGGAGAATTTGCATCATCTTATGCTACAGGTAATGTTTTGGGTATGGTTACAGGTGGAATGAAAACTATTGCCGGAATAGGCAATACCATCGGTAGCATATTCGGCATTGGCAATAAGAACAAGAAGAAAGAACGTGAAATCCAACGGCAAATAAAGAATATAGAATCACTTGGTAGGGCATACGATGAGTTAAAGGAGAAGATGGAAGCCGCTTGGAGTGCAGATGATCTTCGTACACAAACCAAAGATACAATAGCCAATTTAGACCAACAGATTGAATCATATGAAAATATGATTAACTCAGAAGAGGCAAAGAAAGATTCTGATAGAGGACGTATTGATGAATGGAATGATGCTATAAATGAACTGAAAAAGACAAGACAAGAAATTTTAGACCAACAGAAATTAGAATTAGGAGGTATAGGTGGGGAGTCAGAATATAAGGATGCCGCCTCTTCATTTGTTCAAGCATGGATGGATGCTTTCAATGAAACAGAAGATGGACTAAAAGCCCTTAATGAAAACTTTGATAGTTTTATTGAAAATCTTATCGTCAAACAAGCTACAATGAGACTTGCGCAAGGGCGTTTGAAGGAGCTGTTTGAGAAAATAGATGAATCTGTTACAGAGGGAAGCGTAGGAGGGATTAACCTCACTAAAGAAGAGCTTGCAAACATCCAGGCTCTTGGAGAAAGCGCATTGAAAGGATTAAATGAAGATTTGCTTGCGCTTATGGAAACATTAGGATACAAAGGCACAAGTGTAGGGCAGAAATCTGAATTGTCGGCACTCCAACAAGGAATACAAGCCATGAGCGAAGAAACCGCTGGGGAACTTCAAGCCCTACTGAACTCGATACGTTGGTTCGTAAGCCAGCAAACCACTGACGTAATAGCAATCCGAAACATATTAGAATCTGAATACCTATCATCAGGCGATGGAAGTTCAAATCCTATGCTCATAGAACTTAAATCACAGACAGAGTACTTAAAATTAATGAGCGATAACTTTGAAAGTATTCTTTCGTATAGTGGCAATTCCAAAGGGCGTGGAATAAGAGTGTTTATGCAATAGGTATTAATACAAAGGCACTCCGCTTGCGATAAGTAGAGTGCCTTTTCATTTGAAACGTTGGTCAATCCTCAACGCGCTCTTATGCTAATATGTGGCAATTAATTCATAATATTAGCTCTCTTGAATTTCTTCATACATAAACGCCTTGATTTCTTCCAGCCGCTTAATTCCGCGTTCTGCTTCTTCCTTATCGTCCATGCAGTAGGATATTTCTTGGATGATAGATTGTATGTCATCGGATTCGCCGATTTCTCTCATCAACTTGTCAATCTTTATGTCAGCGTCAGAAATTTGTTCCTCAAAGTTTAATCTTGCCACTTCCAATGCTGAATTAACTCTTTTTTCACGTGACATACACTTAATGTCTTCCATTTTGCCTTTTAAGTAGGCGGTTATTCTTTTCATTTTGTTATAAATTAAAATTAAACTTAATATGCTTACGTTTGTATCTCATTACTTCACCTATGGATAATCGTCTAATGTGGCGACCCAAATAACTAACTGGTGAACAAGATACCTTATACCTATAATCACAGAAATAGGAATCATAATTATAGTCTATTATTCTCCCGATTAATCCGTCATTAATTTGTACATAATCACCAACATTAAAATGTTCTCTACTCATATTTATTGGCTTATTATGTGTACCCTGTTCAATTCCCTTAGCAGTTTCTCATAATCCGACAGGTGTGTAAGTATGTAGCAAAATCTGCTTTTGCCTACATCGTCTGTATTGAGAGAAAATGTAAGGTCTGATATTGCCTCCATCATGCAGCTCTGTCTTTCTCTGATGTTGTAACCGTCCTTGCTTTGAATCTCTTTGATGGTATCAAGAGCATCTTTGCTAATTTCTATTTTTACAATTTTCATATTGTTTGTTTCCATGATTGAATGATTTTATGTATGTTCTGATTGTTAGTATTTAGTATTCAATTATTTAGCGTTAGTAGTCCATGTGTTTTATGAGAGCAAGTAATCTGCCCAAATTCCGATAAATTGCAAGCCTGCATAGCTCGCAAGCCAGCTTGTACGGAACAAGATACGCGAGCTAAAACGTGCATAGCTTTTACCTGAACAAACAAGGCTTGAAGCACCGTCCCAAACGAGAATCGGTGTTACCGTTTCCTCTTCACTAGCCATAAACTCAAACAGTGGTGAATATAACTTCGCACCTTTTACAATTTTCAGCTTGCCACCCTCGTTAAGCGCATCAGCAATAATACGCAACTTCATATACGCCACAACATCCTTTTCAAGATTTGAATACTTCTTCTCCCATTCCTCTACGCTTTCTTTTATTCCTACCTCACGGAGCGCATCCGCAAAGGTCTTTACACGTTCTGTAATAGGATTCTCGTCCACTATTTCGATAACTATTTTCCCATCCACTTCTTTCTGAACTGCTCTTTTCCCATAGGGAATTTTGATTGATATTTCCTTCATATTTCTTAATTTTTTAGACATACCTCTTGCTGTCCGCATAAATGCGGATAACGTAAGTAATTGGTTTATAAACTAATGGTTGACTTTATATTATGCAGCAGGCTCTAATTCTCCCTTAATCTGCTTGACCTAAAACATGTTTCAAGCCATCATATAAACGAGTAGCATCCTCCTTTGTCAAAATTGCGGCTATTTCATCACCATCTTTTTCCATACATACTGAAATCTTCATCTCTTCGTCATGTGTAGTCGAATAAGACTGACCGATTGTGATATTTACACCGTTATCACTTTCAATACTTTCATGAATAGAACCTTTAATCTTATCCATGTTCTTAAACATAGGCTTTTCCATATTATGAGGCTATTTTAGAGTTATACAATTCAATTACAAATTTACGCCCTTTTTCCGTCCAATACATGTGTTCCCTTGATTTCTGCACTCCATTGTCTATGTACGGATGTGGAACGTGTTTAGTGTATCCGTTCCCTCTGTATTTGACATGAAGGAAGTAAATGCCTGATTGTTTGTACTGAATATACCAATTACATAACAGCTTGTTCAGCTTTATTGCCGATATTCCCAAAAATGCGGCTATCATATTGGTTGTGACAAGGCCTTCACTCGACATTATCTTATCGAAACTTTCACATTTTGGGGCGAGAGCTTTAATTTCCTTGTCCTTGATGACAATTTCTTCCTCTTTCTGTTCAATAACAACTTGCTTGTGTTCGTTCTCCGCTTCAAGCTGCTTTAACCGTTCCTCTCTCTTGGCGAGGGTAGCTTGTGCGATGGTTAGAGCACGTGCCATGATTTCTTCGGGAGTGTCGTCGGATTTAGTTGCGAGGTAGCCGCCCGTCTTTCGGATGGCAGGGAGAACTTCGGAAGTTACCCATTTGCGAAATGCCTTCGCTTGCGGTTTGCGGCTATCAAGGATAACATCATACAAACCGTCCTCGTTTACAAAGTTTGCTTGTTGAATACCTCCAGCCGTTTCAAGGGGTTGGGTTGAAACCACACCCTTATCAAGTCGCTGTTTTACATCACCTTGTCTAAGCCCTAATACCGAACATACATCGGAAAGGCAAAACAATGGGTCTTCACTCGTTCCTGCTGTTCTGATTTCACCGAATTGTGGTGAATTGAACACTTGGATGGCAGAAGCATTAGATTTCTGATTGTTTAGCATAAAATAAAAAAGCACACGGTCACGGCTGCTAAACAATCATAAGATTAATTTTGGGGACGTTTCCGTTACCCCACCGTTCGTGTGCTATATCTAAAATACGATATATCTATGTCTATATTGGGCATAAAAATAACCCTTACGGATTACATAAGAGTTGCCCACTCTTATAATTGTTTAGCACTGCAAAGAAAAGCATTTATTTTGAAACCGCAAAACTTTGCGGTGTGTTTTTAAGCATAATAATAGGGTATACGCTCAACGGACACCCTATTATTAACTATCTGCTATTTATTCCTTTACAATATAACATTAATCAAACCTACAATCTTATTTGTTAGCTCACTATCATTCCAAGTATTTATATGTATAATGGGAGTTGAAATGTCGTTTACGTTTATGTGTATAGTGTAGTCATGCACAATGGAATCATCATCTTGAACAAATGTCGTATTTTTCTTTGCTGTCGAGCCTCCTATGATTGAGCCTACGGGACCAGCTACCAAGTCTCCAACGACAGCACGTCCAACCATGCTCCCAGTACTTGTCTTAGTAGAAGATGCCATTTGACCGTGAACAATCTTCTGATTATCACTCACTGATACTCCTATTATATCTTTAAAATTGTACATTTTACCCATTATACGGATAATGCTCTTTTGCTCATATACAATTATTGCAGAATCTACATTTTTCGTATTCTCCATACCAAGTATATCTATAACCAAGGTGTTCTCTCCATACTTTTCAGACAGGTTGTACAAGTCTTGATTATACTTATTCGTGTTCCTCCTCTCTGCTTCTTCCTTCTCCTTGTCCTTTTTCGCCTGTTCCTCTTTATCCTTGGAACGCTGAATAGACGAATAAATTATAACAAAAATAACAAATACGAAAATTGTTATTCCCCAAAATACTAATTCCCCATCACTGAATGAGCCACCACCTATAAAAGCGAAAAACCCCAATACAATGGTAGAAATAATGTTTTTACTTCTCATAATACTTTATTATTTTAAATAATATAATTGCTAACAAATAGCTTAATAAATCAAATATATCAAATGTTCCGGGACATAGACCGAATATCTGCATCAATTCAGAAAGTAAGGCAACTGCTGGCAATATCCAAATGAACATTTTCCTGTTTACGCTTTTGCTGTCACTCCAAATCGCATCTATAATAAACATATAAGAAAAAAACCATAGTCCTGCCGGTAAATTATACTTTATCCAATAATAAGGTTCTATCATTACATTCTTATCTCTTATGTAATCAACAACACTATTTAAACCTATACTTTCAAACCACGAAAACATTAAAAGAGACTTATCCCTATATAATACATATATCAACCCTCCAAATAAGGTCAGTATGATTGATAAGAGTATTTTAATACGCACCTTCATATCATATTTTATTTCTTATGCTGCCAGCAATAGATACTTCCCTTTGCGGCAGTCCTCTTGCACCGTGTACCTTTCTTTGTCCTTGCAGCACATCTCCTCTTGGTGGTGTTAGTCACAGAACCACCACCGCTTCCACCGCCATTTCCACCATTGCTTGGAACAAATACTCCACTTTGATGTACAAGAAATGTATCTCTTAGGTTATATCTGTCATTATACACTTCTACAAAACATTCCCTATCTTCTGTACTTTTGTTCTCGGCTACTCTCACATCCACATAAGAATAATCACGAGCACAACTAACCCAATCACAATATCCTATCGGTTTTACATCGAAGTGGTCAAGAGTGGTTATAACTCCTACATCCGTTGTTATTTGATGAGATGTAACACGTACATCATTACATACCATAAGCATGTTGTATTCTTCACCAACATTATCATAATCGCTGCATCCCGATATTATCAATGATGCAATGGCTATTAATATCTTCTTCATAATGTTTTGTTTTAAGTTAGTAATATTCAAATATCTATTCCTTTATCCTTCCATTTTCGTCAAATTCAAAAGGAAGCTCCATCTGACCAATTTGGCGCATCTTCATCTTCTTGAAATTGTCACAGAACTGCTTCATGTTATCAGAAACTTGGAACAGCGTAATAACCTTGTTTATCTGCTTCTCCAAATTGGGCTCTCCTATATCGGTAGTCAAAAGCTGGTGATACCTGTTTGTTCTGTTCCCTGATTCACTTTTAGGAGTCTTCTTTTTAAGTTCCTCTAATACACCGTTAGGAAGTTCCTCGTATATAAATGTGTTCGTCCATTTTCCTATTATTCCCGGTCTTTTCTTTATCCCGTTAACAGTATAATCCCATCCATTAAGCCTGAATAATTCTTTATAGAATATATCGGGGAAACGTTTCTGCCACGGAAGGAGTTCCTCTGAAATATACGCTTTAAGTATTTTTTGAAGTTCGTCATTCTCCCTTTCGTATTGATAGCCTGTAGCTTCGTCAACAAGTGCTATGATACCTACCTTCGCAACTGAACGAATTATTATATCTGCATTACGAACAATAACATCATTATCAAAAACACCGGCACGATTTGCGTCTATTATAGCCGAACAAATATCGACCAAAAGAGTAACTTCATATCCGTTAGCCGTTGATTGTGAGCCACCTGCATTATTTCTTTTGAATTTTATAGGTTTAGAAAGCCGCTCTGATATGCTGTTATCACCGGCACAAAGATAGCTTGAAACACCATCCATTTTACAGAAACTATTCATCCACTGACCGCTTTTGCTATCATAACCTATTGCCTTTTGTATTCCTCTACCGGAAAATACTCTCATTCCATTGTCGAGCACATAGCATGGTATTTCTAAATTGCCCAGTCGCAACGGAGTTTTATCTGAGCCGTACTTAGCTACCAATATTTTATTTTCTTCCATATAGCAATCTTTGTTTAAGTTAGTAAACGGCTGCAAAATTACCACATAATCTACAATGGAGCAAAAAAAGAGGCATGTTAGAAAGCAAAGTGCCCATTAACGCTAACTCTAAGGACCCGGATTTACGTGTAGTTATGCAATAAAAATGAAGCGGTAGGATGTTCTCTTACCGCTTCATACGTATGATAAATCTGTTATTATTTACTTCCGTGGTCGTATATATCACCGAATTTAGCTTCTATGAATATAGGGTATATCACACAGTCCATTATTAGACATACGAAAGGGCGGTTATCGCCACTATATCTGAAAACAGCAAGTTCTTTAATATCCTCTGTGATTATTGCAGGAAGGGATGTTGGCTTCAACTGTTTGATTGGTATCATTTCAAAACCATACTGGTGTTTCCCGGAAACGTTTATATCTTTCCAAGTAAGACAGCACAATTTTTGCATCCTCGTTACAAAATCCTTGAACACACTATTATCACATCCTTTTAAAGATGTTTTCATATCCAAGTACTTAAAGCAGAAAAGAGGTTCTTTGCTTCTCGCATCAACCTCTTTTTCTTTTAAATTAGGCTTTACATCTTTATGCTTTAACTTAAACTTGCCACTCATTTATGCTTCAATTTGTGTTTTGAAAAACGCCATCATCTTATCACGGCTTATTACAGAGTTTATTTCCGTGGTTTTCCAAGGAGATTCTTCATGTGTCATTTTCATCAAGGCTACAGCAGAAAACTGGTTGTATTCCTCATAAACATTGTTGAAAAGTTCTTCTTCATCATCTGATAAAGATATACCTTCTTTTGAAGTCGATATAGAATTGGATTCAAAAGATTTATATTCCTTATATACAGAAGGGACAACCGGTCCATATTGCCAGGCAACAATATCCTCATCAAACAATGGTGTTCCAAAATATGCCAAATGGAAACCTTGTTGGTAATACATCATCTTCTGCAATTTCAGATTTGATATAGTATCACCATGTTCCAAATCTGTTTTGGATATAATTTTATTTGCGATGTCTAATGCTTTGTATGCCATAATACTAATGAGTTATTTGTAAAAAAACAAGGGGTAAGCATACCTATTATTCAAGGAAAAGCTGCAAATACAGCTTTAAGGTATGCGTAGCCATGAGCGTAATTATGTGCAAATATAGAGGCTAAAATTTGTATTGCAATGGATTTCTTATTTAATTTATACATGTTTAATAGCATACAACAAAAATCCCCGAACGCTACGAACGGGGATTACATTATCCTATTTTTAATGTTTTTACATTGATTGTCAGAAAAATCACGGTGGTTATACAAAAATAAGTGTTCTATTTTTCAGATTCATCTTGAAATTTCAATGGCTCGCAACTACCCAACCTCGCTAAATTGATACTCTTACATACCCATTCAAACAAATATGCAGACGGCTCGTCTCCGTGTTTCATTCCTATTGCGTTCTCTATTCCATCAACTACATGGCTCGCTTCATGGCAAACAAGCCCCATCCTCATATCAGTTTTATTGCGGAATATCACAAGTATGCCTACCATATTAGTGTCATTCCGTACAACTTCCGTTAATGTCAATCCGTCCCATTCTGAATTTGCCTCAAAACTTAATCTTTTGTCACTTCCGTTTTCGTGAAAATATCTATTAATGTAATCCTCATCAGAACCTATGTACACCCATAAATTTCGGGGGTATATTACAGGGTCAAACTCGTATAATAAGTTTTTCTTACTCATAGTTTCACCTCCACTTCTGCCACATACACCTTATATATTTCATGTCCCAACTCGTCATAAACCACTCTTCTCACAAAGCCGACATCCGAAACTTGAACTCCGGTTTCATTTTCAAACCCATTCAAAAGAACAGCTATCTTTTCGCCCAACTCCTGCTTCTTTTGCTTTATCTCTTCAACATTCATGTCAATTGTCAGTTTTCAAATATATATTCTTCAATTCGTCCTTTTTTAAAGATCCGTACTTTATTGCACGGTCTATACGCTTACGGGCATTACCATCCTTAGATTTTGCACTATTTTTAGAATTATCTTTAGATATAATCAGTTTAACCAACTCGTTCAAAGGGATAGGCTCTGCAACAGCTCTATCCCAAATAGAAGTGAAAAAATCTTTTGCAGGTTTTCCCATAAGTAATTTCTTTTCCGTTTCATCACCAACCTTTTCAAAATGAAGGTAAGGTTCCGAAATAATATTGAAATATGGCAGGAGCGACTTTTCATCCGGTTCACTCACCATGCGAGTTTTTAGTAGTTTTAGATAACGTCCTCCATTCCTTGTACGTCCTATGGCAAATACCCCGTCCGCAAAGTTGGAAAGAAGCTTGCTCCCTGCCATATTGGTTTTAGACAAGGGCTTCCATTCCTCAATCTTAGGCGTATGCGCTATTACCATGATACTGATTTTCAGCTCACGTTTCAATCTTGTAAGACCGTCCATAATAGCACCTGCGAACTCCGCTTCTGCTGTCTGCGTAGAAAGATAGGAAAGATTATCAAGTATCATAACCTTTGCACCTGTATCAATCAGCTTGTCTTTTATGCCGTCAATCACGTTCATGTTAAAATCTTCGCTGTCCACTTCTTCCGATATGGTGCATCGGATAAGCGACTTCGGGAAATCCGCATTGCAGTACCTTCTTGCAAGCTGCCTGTCCGATAACTCAAAGTCGAAGTACAAAACGGTTTGAGGACTTACCTCCACCTCCGTACATTCGCTTTCCCCTTTGGCTATCTCGTAGGCTATCTGCGTGGCAAGAATGGATTTACCTATTCCGCTATCGGCAAATAAGAATACAAGCTCGTTCTCCCACCAAAAATCGCCCCAAAGCCTATGAATAGGAGGCTTCTTCTTACCGTCCTCAATGACTGACTGCATATCGGAAGAGCTGAACAATGGTATTTGTTCAACCATATCTCCATCATCGGGAATATCGCTACCTATTTGCTCAAACCGTTCTATGTCGGCTTGTATTTGCTCTTCTTCTATATAATTCATTGTTTTTTAAGCTCCGTTTTAGCGAATACTAAATTTTGTACTTCTTCTTCCCATGTATCACCTTCGTTTCCTTCAAAGTCAAGGTAAACGGTATCATTCGGGCTTGCCCCATTGATGCTTGAAAATATTCCGACTATCTGCATGGGGATGGAAGCCTTTCTCCTTGTTGGGAGCGGAATTTGATATGAACATAGTTGCCTATTTTTTAAGTCTGTTGCTTTCATAATCTGATTTTTAAGCAAGGTGCGCCAGTATTAACCAACGCACCCGTTACTTTTTCTACACGTGGATATAGGCATGTTATTTAGCCCATTCGGACTTAGTTATACAATTCATTGACTTAAACCTGCCGGTCACTTTATTGTGACCGTATGAGTACACGTAGCAGATACCTTCTCCGGTGATATTTACAGTAGATCCACCTCCAACATACAGCTTGCACACATTCCCTTTTGAAACATGGAACTCAACCTTTGAAGCAAGCACCGTAGTAAGCGTGCAATCCTGCTCTATTTGCCCGTTAAAGTCCACATACAGGCACGAAGTATATCCATCCTTGCTCCGCTTCCATTTGCCATTAATATAGTCAGAAAACGTTCGTTCCATATACTGAATATCCATACCGAATCCAAAGCTATGAGCATCTGTCAACAGCTCCACACCGTTTGAATCCAAAGCTATATCCATTAACGCTTCCTTACTTGTAGCTACGTCCCATTTATTCTTATATCCAGTGCAAAGACCGAGCATCATGACATTACGTTTAAAAGAAAGTAAATCATTCATAAAATTGGGAATTTTTTTAGTTCAACTTCTATAAGCTCTTTTATCATCATTACGGCATTGTCCGAATCAGGAATGCTCTTATAAGTCTTTACGGACCGTATAATGTTCCTGCTGCTAATTTTTGAGTGTTTGGCAATATTACCGTATGAGATTCCGAATCTGTTATGCAATACGGCAAAAACTGCACCTCTCGCAATCCTCCCTGTAAGAATAATGTTTGTCCTTCCTTCATAGATAGTTGAAGGATATACAGGGTCCTGATTGCAGAATACTTTATTTACGCAATCACACACGATACGCTCAACTTTTCTTATAACGCCCGATTTTAAAGAATCCTTTTCTTCTGACATACTTTTCTAGTATTTTCTTTTGGTCTTCATTAAGTATTTCTCCGCATATATACATGTTTCCAATAACAGCCTTCTTAAAGTCTGTCACCTTATTACCTATGCTTAGTCCAAGTCCACAATCAATACCTTTATATACAGCAGGAATAAGCACATGAGTATTTATCTTTCCTTTTACGGGTATTGCATTAATTTCAAACTTGACTTGTCCATGTCTTATCCGTATGCCTCCAGTTTCCCAGTCAGGCAAGAATATACCCTTAGTAACTTCCCCGGTTTCCTTGTCCTTGAAAGATACCCACTTCGCACCCGGATGATTACCTATATTGATATAGATACGGTAAGTATTATCAGGATTATACCTGTCTTTCCTCGGCTTCAACACTTCCATCGAATACCTCCTTAGCCTCTTCTGCCATGATAACCTTCTGCTCAAATTCAGCATTCGCCTTCAAATCTTCTTCAGGTGGCGTAGTGTTCATTGCTTTATTCAAATCTTTCATCTGACCTTCCATCCACTTTATATAATTTTCGGCTTCTTTCTGCGCTTCATTAATATCTGTGAACACAGCCATAGGCTTGATAAGGTTCGCTTCGGTAAGCACCTTCATACCGTCCAAGAACTCCTTGTTGGTGGAAGTAGTTTCCCCGAACATTTCATTCTCTTTGTCTTTGATGGATTTCTTGAAGTCCACCATATACTTCAACCACGCATAGAGAGATGTTTCATGTGCCACACCGTCCAATCCCACAGCGTACGGGGTAGTGAACACCCGGAATCCTGTGTAGCTCTTAAAACAGGCATATCCTTTCGTGATTACAATCTCAAACGAGCCGAAGTTTTCTCTCTCCAACACATCACTTTCTTTGATGATGAATTCAAATCCTTGTTGTTCCTTGTTATTTGCCATACCTTATTCCTCCGTTTTAGTCTTTCTACCTCTCTTCGGTCTGAACGCTGTCTTAGCGTCCTCGACCTCGATAACACACTCTCCTTCGTCCTCAATTGTCGCCACCGTCTCATTCTCCTTCAACACTTCCTCAACAACCGGATTAGCCGCTTCCTCCGCTTCTTCCACAACAGACTTCCCGAATCTAGGCTTCTCCTGGTTCATGTTCAGCTTCTGCATATCCATGGCGTACTGCAACTGGTACACCTTGAACTTCTCATCGTCCGAATCAATGATGTCGTCCGCTGCATCAGCATAGTGCATGGCGATAGTTCGTCTGTTTGCTTTCATAGCCATTCCCAACGCCTCTTCATCCACGTACATATACGGATGGATGGAGATAAGACCATCAATGGGAGAAAGCCGCCCGAATGTCTTCTTGTACTGGATAAGTCCGTCAGCCCTTTGTTCAACAATGGCATAGGCATTCATAAGGTTTTTCTTCTTGATAAGGGCGATAGCCAATATCCAAGTAAGCCCCAGTTCGGGATTGAACTTCTTGGGCAAATCCTTGCACTTCGCAAAGGATAATGCTTCCGATAAGGTTTCTGTTTCTAAAAACATAGCAATATAGAATTTAATTGTTATTCGTTAGGAAAAGTTTCGTCATATCCGAAGGAATGCCCATATACGTTCTTGAACGTAAATGTCACTTCCTTGTATTTCTGTCCGTAAAGAGTGTCGCTTTTAGGTTCTGTGGCTCCTGAAAGGTACATAAGGACCTTTCTCTTCCTCGCTGTATCACGGTAGGCAATCTTAGAACCGGTAATGAAAGTCATAAAGTCATGGTAAGACTTATCATCCTTGGTATCATCCTCCAAGAATATCAATGTCAGTTTTATAGTTGTCTGCTTGTGTGCCGGTGTGCTGGAAATATACACCTCCGCCTTGCTTGTCTCAGCAAAATCCTCTGCATACATATTTGTAGGCTCTCCATACGAATTAAGACCTGTACATTCTTTATACCTTAAACCTGGGAAATCTATTTCCAAGTCTTTCCAACCGGCACCAAGCTCGCCATAATGCATCATATAAAACTTGTATTCATTCATATTATTATATTATAATACACGCAAATATAATAAATTAAATTCATATATTAAAGCTTTACTTTAATATTTATCACTGTGATATATTTAAATCCGTTTTAATATTGAGCTTTTAATCTTAAAAGTAAAAGAATACTTGAAATATACCTTGCATTGCATAGTACTACCTCATTGCATATTAGACATACCCTATATAAATAAAGGAAAAATGTCTAATCCAAAACCCATAAAAAAGAAAGTAACATAAAGAAAAAAGTGAGCGAAGCGAACACCGCTCTCCCTTTTATTATGAATATAATGAAAGGGGTTCATACACACACTGCATAGAGAAGCATCAACGTAAAACAATAACTCGTATAAGATAATAATATTATATTACAGCTTGTGTATCTTGATTTAGGTAAAATATTCGAACAATCAGAAAGAGAGAAAAAAATCAGAAAAAATAAAAAAAATGAGAGCGAGGACGGATGTTTACGGTTGCACTGGTGTACGGGGGGGGGAGGGGTATAGCGCGTTCATGGTTGTACTGCCTGTACTGTACTACAACGGTTTAGAACGCTCGTTTGCTTCGTTGCATATGGCTTTAATATGCGCGATATAGGCGAAGAAAGGTAAACGCAATCATTGTGAAGATGAAAATATAACGCCGTATAAAAGCGTTATATTGGCTTATAAACGTATGCTATGAAGCATGTATTTATTTATAATTACTTACAAAATATTATGTGTTTTATTTGGTATTTTGATAAAAAAGCGTTATCTTCGCAATGTGAAAGGGAAAGGATAACGTAATAAAGTCCTATTCTTCCACAGGGGCAAATATTAACGCCCAAAAGCGTGTTGTTAAATGTCGGAATAAAAAGAGAGCCTTAACACGGCAATGTTAAGACCCTCAAAGGTAGGAAGTACGAAAGTACCCCCCCCGTATCTGGAGCAAAGGTACTTTCTTATTTCTTTTCCTGCAAATATTCCTCAAATTAATTTCGTTGGCTTATTATAATGATGCAGTATGCAGCTATCATTCAGATAGTGTATATAGGCAGTTATCAGGCTATTAATCACGCTATAATGTTGAATTATTAACAATTTAAACTATAGCATTATGAAAAAAGGAAACTTACCTACACAGGAATACGAGTTAATTAACGTGTGTATGCAAACAGTAGAAAATGGCACTCCATTAACGTGTGATGATTGTGGACGTACAATATTTAATATTGCTACGATAAAAGGGAAAAGCGATGGAAATACGTACAATGTAGGGCTATCATGCGTTAAGAAGCTACTAAATAAGTCTATCTACTTCGATTTAGAAACCGGGTGGGAATTTGAACGACAAGAAAACGAATGGAAACAAGCAATGAACAATTTAAGGTGGCTTAAAAAGCATTCAGAAAAAGACTTGTACGAATTTTCTGTATACAAATACGATAACGGTAAAGAATTTTGTATTAACCTAACTTTCAAAAAAGATTTTGGAGGATATAAAAAAGGATGGTCTGGAGGATATACGGCTGCCATGGCATTGGATAAGCTTCCTTTGTTCTCAGAATTTATCAAAGCGTGAAACGTACAAGCGTTGCACCCGGTGCGAGTTCCGGGACACGCACAAATTAATAACATAAAAACTTGTCATTATGAAAGCAATGAATTTCTACACCGCAAACGGTTGGGCTGGTTCCAACTATGACAGCAAGTTAAGCACAAAGGAAATCGCTGCAAAGGTTCGGGCTTATGCAAAGAAGAATTTCCCGGACTTTAAATTCTCTGTACGTTCTGAATGGAGTATGTACACGGATTCAATGTATATTGAGCTGAAAGAAGGTACTTGCATTCCTTTTGTTGAAGGTTCAAGAAGCGCGGAACGTGGTTATATGTCCACAATGTCCAGCGTGAAGGCATGGAAAGACGAGTTAACGCCGGAAATGTTCAAAGTGCTGGACGCTGTTACGACTTATGCAAGTTCTTTCCGTTATGATGATTCGGACGGTATGCAAGACTATTTTGACACTAATTTTTATCTGAGTATAAAAGTAAGTGATGAATATAAGGTTATAGAACCGAAGGCGAAGAAAAGCAGCGTTAAGCCTGAAAAGGTTGAGGAAACCAAAGAAGTGGAAGCCGTGACGGTTGAAGGTATAGAAGTCGTGGACTACTCCGAGAAAGCTATCGCCGTTTTTGGCGATACCAAAGCCATAAAGGGGCAATTAAAAGAGATTGGCGGACGGTTTAACCCGTCTTTAAACTACAACGGTGAAAAGCGTGCCGGATGGATATTCAGTAAGAAGCAGGCGGACAAGGTGCGGGAATTGCTCGCACCTGCAAATAGCGAAAAAAAAGCGGATGAAAACACTGACGAAGCGTTACCGCTTGAAAATATCCATCTAACCGAAACGGACAACTTTAACGGCGTGCGCTATTACGATATTGAAGGCGCGGGAATCATAACCAGCGCGAAAGTACGTGCAGACATACAGCCGGGCGATATATTCAACGTATACACAGCGGAGGAACGTAAGTTTTGCGTAACCTATGACGGTGTAAGCGTGGAAAGCAGTTTAAAAAACGATTTACCCGGTATAATTGAGTTTAACGGCAAAATAGAATCGGGCACGCTTAGCATTTCATCATATTACACCCCAATGGCTGAGGGTATGGAATTTTACGAGAAAAAAGTAAAAGGGAAACGATACATAACGGAAAACAAGCCTAAACGCGGTTGGTACGTTATAGATACCTTGGATAATTGCCCGGTAGGATTCTTCCAAACAAAAGAAGAAGCCGAAAGAGAGGCGGAAACACTTAACGGGTTTACGGATGGTAACGGACGATTAAAGACGGTCATTTAATTAGTTGAATATGGTTTTGTTGGTTTTGTTATTCGGTGCCGTGATATTCATTTCCGGCACCGACAGGGATAAGCTACGCGAATTTATAAACAAGAGTGATGAATCAGATAAATTTTAAGATATGAAAGAATATAAGTTAACAGTAGAGTTTCACAATGGGGTGCGTTATTGCTATTACGGCAAGACAAAGGAAGAAGCGTTAGCAGCGTTTAGAAAATCGTTTGGCAACTTTAAAGGTTTTGTAAAAAAAGAGTGGACGATAGAACAAGACTAACCAATGTAGGAAGGCGGAGCGACACCGCCACCGGGAACTATTTATTAACTTAAAAAATTAACTAGTATGGGGAAAACAGCAAAGCCCATTAACAAGGAAGGGCATTTATTCGAATGTGAGAAAGTGCATATCTCACAGATTAGACAAGGAGATACGGTGTTCCATAATGGAGAATATAAAACAGTCGGGAAAAATTCGTTAAAGTATAATAGTTTTTGCGGATATACATTATTCGGAGACCCTTATCTATTGGGGAAGATACCTGTAATACGATTTATTACACTGGAAGGCGGAAAGCTTGTTGCTGCTGAATAAAATCATAGTATTAACTTAAAAACATTAAATTATGAGATGTAAAGAATTAGACAACATTTTGCGCAACTTGTTAGTTGCTGGAAATATCGTAACCGTATCATTTGAACAAATGAAGAATATTCGCAAGGAGTTAAACCGATTTGTGAAGCCTGTACAGATAGAGATTATTAAGAGTGATTTCGAAACGGTTTCGTTTAGAGAATTAAGACAATGAAAGAAATATATTGCCACAATTAGCATAGATACATTGTTGGGGCTTTGCCAACATATCATCTTATGACACCCCGGCAGTAATACGGCTGCCGGGATTGTGGAAAAAGGATATTAAAAACGAATCAATAACAATTATAAAGATATGAACAGATTAAAAAACGCCATTGAGTCAGGGAAATTCGCATGGGAAAAGTATCTGAACGGCAAGACATGGAACGGCATAATGCTGCGTACACAACCATTATTTTGCTGTTACGGGCAAATAGGTTATCAAGTGTTTGTGTACGACCGTGAACGCCATGCAGCCACATTTACATACGATTGGGATAGACAGCAAATCAAATTTTCTAATAACTAAAACAAGGAGGAATGGGGTATGTTTTTTATATGCGTTATCGTGTGGCTCGTAGTGGGTTGCATGAAGGAAATGACAGGAAATAACGGTTTTTAAACCGAATTATCCGCCAAAGGTTGAAAGCCTTGCAAGTGGTGCAAGTTCCACGGGCGGAACTATTTACTAACTTAAAAACAAAAAGATTATGGAAAAGAATTATTTCATTCAGATTAACGAGAAAGGACGAACTATAATGCTTCAACCATGCAACGCATTCGAAGCTATAAGGTTGCTAAACTTCTACAGCGATGGGATAAACCTGCTTAAAGAAACACAAGAAGTTACAAGCGTAGAACTGTATAAGATTGGCGAACCATTGCCGAAACGAATTTTAATCTAAGGAATAATTTATGAAAGTAGTAGAATATGGTCGTATATCCACCGACAAACAAACATTGGAGCAGCAAAACAGAACCGTCCAAGAATGGTTGAAAAGAAACGGTTTAAAATCTGACATTGTGATAACGGAAGAAGGAATATCTGGCGGTGTAACCTATAAGAAACGGAAATTAGGCACTGATGTACTTCCGTTGCTGGAGACTGGAGATATGCTAATAGTAGCCGAAATTTCTCGTTTAGGACGATCTATGAGCGATTTAAACAAACTCATCAATGATGAACTAAAACCGCGTAAAATACGTCTTGTAATCGTCCAAATGGGCATTGATTTGAATTGTGGCATGATAAAAGCGATGGACGAAATGATTTTGTTTGCCTTTTCTTTTGCTGCCCAACTGGAAAAAGAACTTATACAGGAACGAACTAAATCAGCATTGGAAGTAAAGAAAAAACAAATTGAGGAAAACGGTTATTTTATTTCCAAAGCTGGAAACAAATGCACCTCTTTAGGTGGAACAACCACCGGACAGGCGAAAGGCGGTAAGGTGAACGGGGAAAAAAGAAGAAAGGAAGCGATGAACGATGAAAAGAACAATATGATAGCCGCCATGTTGGAGGGGTGCAATACTCCGCAAGATATTGACAAGGTAGTTGAACGACTGAACGCAAGAGGCATTCGCACACATAGTGGCTTAGAATTTACCCGAAATCGCTTAACCGCGCTCAGAACGAAAATAAACAGGCGTGCGGAATACGCACAAAGCGTATTATCTGAATGAATGTTTAAAAACATGCCTTCTTTATTAATGTAATATTTTGCATTGTCAAGATAAACATTTATATTTGTAGTATCAAAATAACACAATAGAACCGGCGGCAACGGATAAGCGGCATTAAGATTATGACAGCAAGAAAAATTAACATGATACGAAAAAACACGTATTTATCAGGTCAAACATTTGATGATATTTTGTCTTATGTTGAGAAAGTGATTAATGTTAACAATTACACTGCTAAGCAAATAGCCAAAATAATGGAGATATGCAAGACGCAAAACGAGATGGGGTTTAATAAGGCAGGGAAAGAATTTGGAATTTGGTGATCATCATCCCGGCACCGTGTGGACTGGCGGAGCAACACCGCCACCGGGAACTATTATAAACTAATAAAAAAAGAAAGCAATGAGAACGTATTTTGCGAACTTTAAAGCCAATAACGGCACGAGTCTTATGGAGCCGATTACAGGCACTAACAAATCGATATTAATAAAAGATATTAGGCATATTGCGGAGGCTAACCGCTTTGCCGGAAATGAATGTAGTTGGTCCGTGTTCATCAAAGAGGGTGACAACTTTATAAGCGTTGCCCGTGGAGGTATGTGGTCGGATGGTTCCAGATGGCGGGACAATACGCCTGAAATACTATAATTTGGTAGCTATAAATAAAAAATAGGGCAGCAAAAAAAATCGCTACCCTAAATGTTGAATTGTGATTTAAGTCACAATGACATTTTTAATGTCGTTTCAATCCACGCCCGAAGGCGACTAATATCATTAGATGATATGCGGTGCAAAGGTACGTGTTTTTGAATTAACAAACAAGCAATTTTCAATTTTATAAAATATAAGATTATGAAAACTTTTAATTCATTAGATATAAATTTTCGCAGAGCATTCAAACAGGCAGCAAAACAAGGTATCGTTAAATTCACGGTTGAAGGAATTAAAGACGATCCTGATTCAATTTATCCGATGTTTGAAGTTTCGAATAATCATGTCACTTACTATTCCGTGCAGAGACAAGAGAGTGTTTGTATAACTGACGTAAAATTAAAAGCTGTTATCTACTAATGGGAAAAGAAAATCCGAAATATCCAGGTATATACCTTGCTGAAAACATTATTGATTACCATGGCCAGATAGGGATTATTCGCCTATCTTTCCCTCGTTGTTTTATTTGGTTCGACCAAGATGCGGATAGTATATACTGTAGCTATGATGAATTTAAAGATAGAATTGCCCACATAAATTGGCTTGATCCATCTAACAGCGGAAGCAATAGAGATAAGGAATTAGCATTGATTGAGATGTGGAATTTCTTGTGTGAAGAAGAAAGAGAGGAAGAGAGGTTATATGGAGAACTTGAATGAGAGAGAACGAATCGGTAAGCGTATTGCCGAGCTCAGAAAGCAAAAGGGATTGTCCCAAGCGAGATTGGCAGAGTTGGTCAGTATAAACCAGGGTCACATAGCACGAATAGAACTTGGTAAATATAGTACAGGTATAGATATCCTTGCAAAGATAGGGTATGCACTAGGTTGCAGGATTGATTTTATAGAAAACTAAAAAAATGAAAACATTAGAAGAACTCAGAGACTTTATCAATCGAGAAATAAACTTTGTATCTTTGGATATAATTTTTAAAGTCGTTGATTTAGTCATAGCTGAAAACGGATGGACCGATGAACGTCCCAGTTCTCAATACGGTATATGCAATGATGGTGTACGTATTCTTTTCTTTGATTTGGAGATGGTTGCTGTAATCAATGCCATTGACGACTCAGTTTAAAACAAACAGTTTCAGCAAGTAGGGCTGTATAACTCTTGCTGAAACTGTTCTTCCAATTCAGGTGTTAAAGTCTAATCTTACTTTCTAGCAAATCAAATCCTTTTTCCACTTCGGAATTAAGAACTTTCGCATAAACTTGTGTAGTGCGAATGTTTGTGTGTCCAAGCATTTTGGCAACAATTTCAATAGGCACACCATTGTTCAGGGCAAAAACGGCAAAAGTATGTCGTCCCATGTGTGTGGTTATATTCTTATCAATACCTGCGTATTGAGCGACCACCTTTAATGAGACATTATATTTTTGATTGGATATGATAGGTAGCTTATAGTCATACTTCTTCAATATTTCGATTGCCGGAGTAAGAAGCACTATTTTATAATCCTCATTGGTCTTTTTTCTTCTGTCGGATACAATATATTTCCCATTCCTTTCCTCGACATCCTTTTCGAAATTGAATTTCTCAAAATCAGCATACGCAAGTCCAGTGTAGCATTGAAAAAGAAATAAATCACGTATCCGGTCTATTGATGGCATATTAATTTTACAAGTACGGATCATTTTTAGTTCTTCTTCTGTAAGATACTTCCGCTTCTCAAATCTTCCGCGTTCAAAATGCAAACCAACATAAGGGTCTTCATTCAATAAACCGAACTTCATTGCCTCATGCAAATAACGCTTTAAGCGTTTATGATAGTTATAGATTGTAGGTTGAGAAATCTCCTGTTGATGCAGGAATTCATCGTAAAGCGTTATATTCGCTTTTGTCAGGTCATCCATGTAATTTAGCTTTCCGAACTTTTCTAACGATTGTAGCAAAGTTCTATGCTGTTTTCGCGTGCTTTCCTCAATGTCTGTCCTATCCTCTATTCTTGTGCGAACAAAATCAATAAACGAATCCGAATGGTTGGATTTCTCCAAGAACGCGTTAAGTTTTTCAAAGTCGAATTGCTGGTCATTTCTAAACAAATCAAGAATAAAATCATTTAATTTGCTCATCATACCATCGAGCATCGCATTTAACTGGATTGAGTGTACGGAATTAACTACCTTCTTTTTTTCATTCCATTGGTCAGCGTATAGTTTCACTGATGTCCCAATCCATTTCCGTTTACCTTCTGATGTCACTTCAATCTGAACCAGACCTTTTTTGTTTCTTGTGGCGACATGCTTTCTGTCGAACACAAACCTCATTGTTGGATACTTCAT